AAATCTCCAAGCTCGAAGCCCTTTATCCGGCGCGAGTTGTCAAACTTCAAGGAGATAGCGAAAACCCAATTGTAGTAGGCGATTCTTGGAGTCAAGAAAAGCAAGCCCGACTTGATGCATTGGTTGCTAAAGCCTTAGCAGATAAGCAACCGTAATTTTCTTCAAAAAATATTATAACATAATTTACAATTAAATTGCAAAATATGTTACATTTGAAATGAATTTAAAACCATTTCAAGATGAAGAAAAATATATTTGCATTAATGGCAGCAGCCATGCTCGGAGTTGGTAAAAGCGCACAATCAGCTAATAAAGCTATTGATGAAACAAACGACGCATTCAGGCAGTCAAAACAACATTTCCTTCCCGATAATGGTGTAAGCCCAAAACAGTACGGCATATACATCGCTACAAAACAAAGTAACATCGTTAAAAGAAAGAGACGCTCCAAGTTAGCCTTTGGATAATGGTCTGATTTGTCATATCAAAAAACCTCATTACAACCCTAATGAGGTTTTCTTAAACAATTTTAAAAGGGGAAGTAGCTCAGGTGTCAACAGGTATAAATCTACTGCGTTGGTTAAGCACAAGGTTAGAGCGTCTTAGGAAGGTCAGCGGTTCGAGTCCGTTCTTCTCCACAACAAACCCGCCAATGTCTAGTGGCAATTTTTTGAAAAACTTCGACAAACAAGTTTCCTGCTGTTCGGTTTTAAAGTTTGTCAACATCGCAAGGTAGAGCAGTCGGTAGCTCGATGGACTCATAATCCATAGGTCGCGGGTTCGAGTCCCGCCCTTGCTACAAAAAAAGTAGGCTGTTCCTTCATACATCTTTGATTGTCGTCAAGGTAGCTATCGGTAATGAGTGATTCAAAGCGGTTGGAACGGCGGGGTTTTAGAACGTTTACCATCCCTAATTTTAATAACCGCAAATTATCGTAAGACTGACGATCCGGAAAGACGGATTATTTTTTAACTAACAAATGAAATTATGATTGAAGTAAAAGAATTAAGGGTTGGTAATAAATTAAAGATTGATGGGGTCATAGTAACTATTGACGAAAGAACAATTTTTGATTTCAACCAAGACAAAAGAGTAAAAGAGCAAATCCCACTAACCTCTGATTTCTTAAAGAATCACACTGAATTTGAAAGATACACTGGTTGGGATGACCAAATTTATTGGGCTATTGAAGGTGAAAAAGAAAACTATAAACGGTTTGAACTTTTGGAGCTTGAAAACGGTTTTGAACTTCCAAGCGGATATGTTTGTGAGTTTGTGCACCAATTACAAAACTGCTATTTCTTCCATTATTGTGATGGAAGAGAACTTAAAATAAAGTAGATGCATAGAAAAATTAAACAGTTTCCGGTATCACATGGACGAGTTTCAAAGTACACCGGCGTAAGATGGAACAGAGAAGTTGGTAAATGGAGCGCAAGCGTTACCGACAATAAGTTAAGTTATCCATGTGGATTTCATGACGACGACAGAGAAGCCGCAAAAGCGAGGGATAGAATGATTATACAGCATGGACTTAGTAAACCGCTTCAAATCCTTAAAAGACTTACATAGTTATGATTGAAACATTAAACGGTAGAATCTTCATTGAAGGCAAAGAAACAGTTGACCCTGTGCTTATTGGTTATGCTATTTTAGACCTTGTAGAGAATTCCAAATCTTTTCAAATTAAGCCAATCGTTCCGGATAGCGATATTCTAAACGAGCTAAAGGCTAAATACTTTTCAATGGTTGGCAGAAAGACAATGGAAAGGGAATTGATATTGGATTTTGTCTTTGAAATGAATTCATTTGAAACCATCAAAGACCTTAAAAACGGTTTTGATTTGGTTCATAAAATCAATATAAACCATGGAACCTTTTACAACACTGTAAACGACCTAATCAATAAAGGCATCCTTATTAAAAAGCCACAAATGTTTGCCGTTGCACTAACAATTTAAATCAATGAAAATGAAAATACTTCAAACAAAAGAATATGGAAAGTTTACCACCATTACCGGTAATCGAAACATCAACCGTAACAAGGTTGAAAAATTGGTTGAGGACGTGAAATCGGGCTTTAATATGCTTGCTTTTTGCCCTATAATCGTTAAAGAGATTGATGATATGTTCCATATTATCGATGGCCAACACCGTTACGAAACAAGTATTGCTTGCGAGGAACCGGTTTACTATTTGATAAAAAACGATTTCACACTTCAACAAATTGCCAAACTTAATTCTCGTGGCCAAAAATGGTCAATGAATGATTTCTTGAATTGTTACTGCAAATTAGGTATTGAGGACTATTCAATCCTTAAAAATACAACTGCTCAGTATAAGGTCATGCTTGGAACCGTTGCTTCTTTGCTAATGCTTAACGATGTTAGAAAGCGAGTAAAGGATGATTTCGAGCAAGGAACCTTCAAAGTAAATCACTTGGAAGAAACCCAAAAGTTGCTCGAGCTTACCGAGGATGTATTTGGCCGTTATTCATTTTCGAGAGATAGATTACTTATTGGAGCTGTTCAAGCTATTGCCAATGCCGGTAAGTGTGATTTTGAAGTCTTGAAAGATAAAATCAAGCAGAATCCAATGGGTATGGATAAGCAAGGCGACATCAAGAATTACATCTATAACATCGAGCGTGTTTACAACTTTAAGAATAGAGAACGTCAAACGATAGTCTAATGCTCACCGATGCCGAAATATTAGAACTCGAAACCCTTTTGAAAGAAAGGGATATTGACATTTCAAGAAAGCGGCTTACTATAATCGATGAAGAAACCAATCCCAATTATGCGCTTCTTTACAAATCAATCACCGAGCAGCTGTACGATGAACATCAAAAGCTAACAAGAGGATTCAGGGGTTGTGCGCTTGAAGGTAGTTCTCGTTCCGGAAAGACTTGGTCCGGTGTTGATATAATCATTTGGCTTTGCCTTTTTGTTGAGAAAAATTGCACCATCAACATTTATCGGGAAACATACAACGAGTTCAAAACGACTTTGTATGATGATTTTAAAAGGCGTTTGGATGATTACGGACTTCCAAATCCATTCCACAGAGCCAAAGAGGTTAAGAGTTTCAAGATAAACGGCAGTACAATTTACTTCCTTGGGGACGGAAAGCATGGTGGTGGTTGTGATTACGCTTTCTTCAATGAAATGATGTTCATTCGCCAAGAAGTATTCGACCAGGTGGAATTGCGTTGTCGTAAATTTTGGTGGGCAGATTACAACCCTTCTGTTACTGATCACTGGTTCTTTGATAAAGTGCTTTGCCGTCCTGATGTTGCTTTCTTGAGAACAACCTATCTGAACAACAAACACATTTCATCGGGAGAGAAAAACAAAATCCTTTCTTGGGAACCATGGAAGCCCGGCTCTTACATTGTTAAAGATGCGGTCATTCTTTGTTACAATGCAATAAGCAAAAAGGTGGAACCGATAAGCAAAACCAATCAACCACCGCCACATCCAACGAACATAACCAATGGAACTGCAGACGAATTCAATTGGAAGGTTTACGGTCTTGGACTGCGTGGAGCTATGAAAGGTGTAATCTTCCCATACGTTGAATGGATTGAAATGTTTCCTGAGGACAAAGCTCCAATTTATCCAATTGACTTTGGATTCACAACCGACCCGAACGTGCTCGGAAAATACGCTGAGGACGAATATAATATTTGGTACGAGCCATTGACCTATGAGCCAATCGAAACGCCCGGAGAATTAGCTGCTGTGCTTGAGGCAAACGGAATAGATAAACAAGCCATCATTCCTTGTGATTCTGCCGACAAATATACCGGCGAGAACAAAGGAACGGTTGAAATGGTAAGGGGTTTGAAGATTGAGGGATTTGAGAATGCCTACAAAATCAGCAAAACTAAGTCGGTAATGTTTTGGCTTAATTCGATGAAGACTAAAAAGATTCACATCGTTAAAAACCATCTTTATCAGCAAGCATTAAAAGAACAACAGAATTACAGAATGCGCGAGATAAACGGAATAGCCATCAATCAACCAATTGATAATTTTAATCACATTTGGGATGATATGCGTTATGGCCACATTGCCTATAATTCACAATCAAAAGTACTGCAAACAAGCGAAGAAGTTTTAAAATCAATTAATTACTAATAAATAAATCAGAAATCATGGAAGAACTGTTGAAGCTCATATTGTCCGACCCCAAGTCAGCAATAGCAAAAATCAAATTAAAAACCAAAGACCCTGTAAAAATTACAGCGTATCGTAAGGAGTTAAAGGAGTTCGACAGAACCCAAAGAGAAACTCAGGTTGGGAAAATCCAAAAGGATAAAAACATTGGAACAGGAGAAAAAGCCAAATTGGTAAGAGCCGTTAGAATTCCTATCAACTTTGCCAAAAAGATAGCCAATACATCTACTTCCTTTGAGGTAGGTAAGCCGGTTACATTAATCCCATCGGTTGAAAATGATTTGACCAAATTGCTTTCTTTGATTTGGAAAACAAATCGTATTGATGCTGCTATTCAAAAGTTGGTTTACTTGAAGAAAACCGAAACGCAAGGCGCTTTGAATTTCTACATTTCCGACATCAAGCAAGATGGGCTTTTCAATAAAATCCTTGCAACATTGGGCTTAAAAGCGGCCAAAGAAATTAAAACTAAAGTATTGGATAACACTAAAGGCACTATGACGCCTTACTTTGACGATAACGGAGATATGGTTTTGTTTATGTGGGAGTATCAAACTCAATCATTGGATAATAAAACTATCAACAATGTTCAGATTTGGGATGCAAAGACCTCTTATATAATCAATGATGCCGATGGAACTATGAAAGGAATAAGCAATATTGGGCATGGATTTGACAGAATACCTATTGTTTACGTTAACCAAGACGAGCCGGAATGGTATGATGTAAAAGAATTGATTGACCGTTTCGAGGTTGCTATTTCAAAAGGCGGTGGAGCCAATGACAGAACAGCGCACCCGATTTTGGCAACTTATGGCGAGATACTTTCTTTGCCTGACAAAGACGATGATGGTAAGGTTATCAATTTAGCCATGAAGAAAGACGAAGATGGTAAGTATGTTCATGGCGATGCTAAATTCATTGAATCTTCGGGCGGAAACGAAAGCCATAAGAATGAGCTCGAATTGATTTGGAAGTTGATATTCTCAATCTCGCAAACTCCCGATCTATCATTCGACAATTTAAAGTCATTGGGTAACGTTTCAGGGGTTGCTTTAAAGTTGATGTTCTTGGATGCCATGATTAAAGCCATGAGCAACGAGGGAGAAAACAGAACTATGATTGAAAGAACCATTAACATCTTGGTTTCGGGAGTTGTGACAACGACAAATATCTCACTGAAAAAGCAGTCAGAGGATTTGTACTATGATATTATTTTCAATTCAATCCTTCCGGATGATTTACAAACGGCTTCAACCATCATTACAAGCCTTAAAGAAGCCGGATTGTTGTCAACCGAAACATCAATCAAGATGCTAAACATGGTTGAAAATCCAACCGATGAATTGGAGAAAATCAAAGCAGAAACCACTCAACCAACACCATCTGTATAATGAAGATAAAAACATTTTTCACATGGCTTTTTTTCCCTTTTATTTTGCCTTTCAAAAAGAGAGAATCCAAGATTAAAGCCAAAATTGAGCAAGTGACTGAGAACTACGATGATTTGATTCAAGAGTACTATCGCATTCAGAGAAAAGAAAGCGCACTATCAAAAAGTCAAAGAACAGAAGTGATTCAAAGGATTAATTTTCTGATATCTAAAGGCCACATTAAAGCAAGTTAGGCTTGCAATTTAACAGCAATTAACCACTTCATTTCGGAGTGGTTTTTTTAATTTAAAATTGTGTTATTTTTATTTAGACTAAATAAGAATAATTTTTATTACATTTGTTCCAATCTATTATTAACTAACATTTTAATTATGGCAGTAACACCCGAAAAAATCAAGGCAAGACTTAAGGCTTTATACCCTAAGGCTAACTTATCAACGAAGAGGTTAGACGCTTATGCGGCTAAACTTGCGCCAAAACCTGCTGACGATGCAGACGACACAGCTATTGATGCCATCATCAACGATTACAACGAAGTAATTGATTTTGAAGCAGTGGCAAAAGAGGACGACAGAGTTCGCACTCTTGATGCAAAAGCTAAAGCCGACGCAGAAAAAGGGAAAGGAAAAGGCGGAAATGAAGAAGACGAGGATGAAGAAGTAAAAGTTGATGAAGATGCTCCATCTTGGGCTAAAGCACTTTTGAAACAAAACGAAAAACTTTCATCTGAAATCGAGACTTTAAAAACTGGGAAAGTTATTGAGTCAAAACGCGCTACAGCATCGGAGCTTTTTGGTAAATCTGAGGTATTGAAAAATATTCCGGAAACCATCAGAAAGAATTGGGAAAACCGAATCGATGTAAACTCAGACACTCCTTTCGAGGAGCAAATCCAAGCTTTGGAAACTGAGTACAGCGAGTTAACTCAAACAAATGCTAATAACAACCAATACGCTCCGGGCGCAGGTGGAGGCGGTCCCGCTGAAATCAAAGCCGACCAAAGCGTGGTTGATAAAATGACTAGTGACATTTAAAAATTGTCTAATCTAAAAATTTAAAGTTATGTCGGGAACTACCGCTAATTTAAGTAACACAGGAACTAACTTCGATACATCGAACGATGGTATTGTTATTGTTTCAAACTTGGAAGTAATTCCGGGTGGCAAAACATTAGACACTACCGGGTTCTCTCCCGAAGTTATTCCTGCCGGTCACCTTGTAATCGAGGTAACCGCTACAGGGGTTTTAAAACCAATGCCTGTATCAGGAGCAAACTATGCTGCCTTACCTGCTGACCACACTTACAAAGGTGTTGTTGTATCGAGCGTTTTAACTGCTAAACCTTTTGTATCAGTTTTGGTGCGTGGTTCGGTAAACAAGAACGCCTCTAAGTATGGAATCTCTTCGATCCTATCGGCTGTAAAAACAGCGTTACCATTAATCCGTTTTACTCAAGACTAAGGCCATGAATCAATCATTATTCGTTCAGTTCATAGCGTACTTTTCGGCGCTTGCTAAAACCATTGAAGAGAAAGTAAATGGTAAAAAAACAGAGTTAACATACTTATACAAAGAAATGTTGACCGAAGAACTTTCAGTTGATTTACAATGGAAGAGTTTAACCGTAAACTCAAATATTGTTGCAGCTGACATCGTGGCTTTAGATTCGTCTTTACCATTGAAAAAAAGAGACTCTTTTGGAACTGCCTCAGGTGATATTCCAAAGACTGGTTTAAAACTTCAATTATCAGAAAAACAAATGTCCGACTTAGACGTGCTTAAAGCTCGTAATGTTGAAACAGCTGTATTGGTTGATAAAATCTTTGACGACACTAAGAAAGCTATTATGGGTATTCACGAGAAAATGGAGTTCATTTTCTTGCAAGGTTTATCTACAGGAGTTGGTTTGGTTGAAGATGAAAACAATGTTGGAACCGGAATCAGAGTTGACTATGGTTATTTAGCATCAAACAAATTCGGAGCATCAGTGCTTTGGTCAGATGCTAACGCTAAACCAATCGACGACATCAAGCGTGTTGTAAAAGCAGCTAAAGCAAAAGGCGACAGTATCAAAATCTTGATGATGTCTGACACTACTTTTGATAAGCTTGCTTCTAACCAACAAACTCGTGAGAATTATGCGTTCTCTCAAAACTTCGTTGGAACTTCTATCCCAACCCCTGATTTAGAGCAAATCAACGCTTTAATGCAACGTAAATTCGGTCTTACTATCGTTGTGGTAGATAGAACCGTAACTACTGAGCGTGACGGTGTAAGAACTGTTCACAACCCTTGGGCTACTGATAACGTTATCTTCTTGACTTCTCCAAAAGTTGGAAAATTAGCTTACGGTATCTTGGCTGAGGAAACTCGTAAATCATCAAAAGTGATGTATGAGAAATCAGGTTCTTTCATTTTGTTGAAAAAATGGAGTACAGAAGAGCCATTCTCTGAGTTTACATCTTCTCAAGCTTTAGCATTACCGGTGATCAATAACGTTTCTTCAATTTACTTGTTAAATTGTGAAGAAGCAGTTACTGATACTCAAACTGAGAGCGATGCTAATTTTGATTACAACGGAGAAAGCTACACAAGAACATCTGTGATTGCTGCTATTAACTTGGCTACCGGTAAAACGACTGCTAAGACTACAAACACTGACGCTACTTTATTGAAATATGTAAATGAGTTGTCAGAAGAGCAAATCCTTGTATTCGAAGCTAACATCACTGAATCAGCTTAATAATCGCCCATGTATTCTGAGGAAATCATAGTATCGTTATCTGAAAGAATGGGTTTTGGAACACCATTAGAGGAAGGCTTCGCCATTGAATTGGACGAAGCCAACTCTGTTGGTTCTACCGGACGTTTTTTTAAGACTTTTCATTCCCTTGTAACCGCTGATAACATCTTTGCAGCTCTTCCTGAATTGGGAGAAGATGCTGAGGTTCAATTCAACGAGTTTTTGGAGTCATTACGATATCAAGCTACGTTGGCCGTTGTTCCATTAATCATGGATAAAAACGCTGCCTATGTCAATTCAATAAGCTATGATGCAGTGATTGAAGAAAACGCTTTGTTATTTGACGATGCTATCGGCTACAAAGTTGCCATGATGGTTTTGGAGTTATTCATGACCACCAAAGAAAGCAACTTAGTTGAGCGCAATGCAAAGTTGGCCGTTTCTAATTTGAAATTAGAATTGGAAGGTTTCAGAAACGATAGCGGTGTCCTTGTGGCCAGCGGATTGGTTCAAAAGCTTGAGAGAGCAATCAGAACAGCAACAAATAAAATTTTCCCATCCGTTCCAACGGTTGAGGGAGCAAATGCTTGGTAAACTATGAGCAACTTTAATACTTATCCGGCAATCGGAATCGACAACAAAATCTCAATCATTCAAAATACTTTGAATGGTCATTTAGGCTTTGATAACGTTGATTTTTTCGGAAGAGTACAAAAGGTAGTATCAAAGGATTTGAAGTCATACACGCCAGAGTTTTACGCCGTATGGCCTAAACGCAAAGAAGTGTATTACGACAGCAAGAATGCTCCGGGTGGAAATGTGTTTTTTATTGATGCAGACGAGCACACGCTCAGAAACAATCAATCAGAAGCTAAAATAAAAGTTGTTTTCATGCTCAATCTTCAAAAGCTTTCAGTCGATGGTTCTAACTTCCTTGAGGGAAAAGACTATTGGCCGGATACCGAAATTCAGGAGAAATGCTATAGATTATTAAAAAGAATCGGTGCTATTGAAATCACCGGGATTGAAAAAGGAATTGAGAAAGTATTTAC